CCCGTAAGACCGTTTCTGTCCTCGATGAAATCAGCAGCACGTTGCTCCGAATCGAAGACGAAATCTCCAGGACGAGTAGCAGCCTCTTCCTCATCCATATCATCCTTGTCAGAATCGTCATCTTTCGGAGCACCGATGTCCTCCTCTTCATCAACATCCCACTCCGACAAGTCTGACATCGGAACGGTTTCTTCATCACCAGTCGCTCGCCACATACCGTCAGACTCTTCCATCACTTCGACGGTTGCTTCACCATCTCCGACTTGGAAGACAATACCATGACCATCGTCCCACTTGACATAGTCTGCCGGTTCGATATCTTCAGCGAGTTCAGCAGTATACGTCGAAAGTTGAGCTTGCGAGAGTTCATCGTGCTCGCCCATCCGAACCGTGTTCGATGACGATGCACCACTACGGACGATAGAAAGGTTGTCGAAGACGATATCCTCGACCTTCTTTGCCCCATCGTCTGTCTCGTCCAACTCATCGACAGACTTGTGGAAACCACGAACCGATACGTCGAGTCTACCGTTCTCGATTTTCTCAGCAAGTGTCTCGTCGTCGAGTTCGGCTTCGTAGATGACACCGACTCCATCCTTGTAGCCAGCCTTCACTACTTCTCCGACGACACCTCTTGCAGAGTTATCGTGGTCTTCGACAAGTGCCTGCCCTTCGAGCGACTCGGCTGCATCCTGTAACTCATCTGCAGGCCAGAACTTCTCAATACCACTCTCGCCAGTCGTCACGTCTCCTGCTCCGAGTGCAACACCGTGAATAACGAACGGAGGTCCATCATTATCGTCAGCTAATTGACTATCACCGATGTACACGACATCATTCGATGTCGAGAAGTCGGTGGATTCGGTCGTTACACTCATAATATCTCCTCTCGTATAAGTGTTGTGTCTTTCGGCATACTTAAGTATTGTCAGTTTTGTTAGTTGTTAGCATCAATTATCTGTGAATCTACCATCCTTCACGCATCGTAATATGTGCTGGTTGCGCAAACGTCGAATTGCTTCCAGGAGCGCGTGCAGTTCCAGAAACCTCACCGTCTGCTGGCAACGTCGTCCCGTTCTGGATAGCGTAATCTGTTTGACTAAGATAGCCACTCAGTCCATCGTTCTGTCCGAGCAACGCCCATTCAAGCGCGTTGACCATATCGCTAAACCTGTCGACATCGTATACCTCATCATTGTCGACAGGAGTAGATGGGTCAAGCGCCATCAGCTATGCAGCACAATCCAACTTACTGTTTCACCACCTGATGCAGAGACGACATGTAGCTTCGACACATCGTCTACAGAAAGCTCGACCGATTCTCCGACTGGTAGTTCGTATCCGTTTCCTGTTCCAACTGCACTATCCCCGACGAAGACAGAGGCACCATTCGACGAATTGTTCCGTACCTTCACCGATGCACCGAGTGGTACGTTGAGCGATGTGCCTCCGTTCAGTGCTGTTGCATCCGTTCCAGCCGCATCTTGGCCGGAGTTGATTGTTCCGAAAACTTTGCTCTGTGAATCTTCGTGTCTGTCTAAATCGTTGAATCCCATGAATTATTTACCTTGTTTTGTTGTTAAAATTTTCCCCGCCACGACTCGGTTTGAAGTGACTCGTCCTTCCAAGCAGAAGCCATACGCTTTGCTTTGCGTGGACCGAATGCTGTCAACATCTTCGCATACGCCGAGCGCCACGTCCCCCCAAGATTTGCCCACCCTTGGAGCACACTTTTCCTTGTCCACCCATCAGGAAATCTATTGAAACCAACGTGTGGGTCATCGACGCCAGGAATATTGACAAGCTCTTCCTCGGATAATTCTGCATCTGTGACGGAACCAACAGCGTCATCTGGTGATTCGACATCAGCTCCCTCACCAGACAGGCCACTAATCCCGTCAATCTCGTCTTCCTTAGCAGTAGCCAAACCTCCTTGCATAAGGGCGACGACGTACGTCGGATTGCCCGATGAAGCATCTATCTCTGTCGTCTCGGGGTCCTCGCCTGATTCAGTCGGAAACTCGAACGACTCGTCCATGACGGAAACGACGACACCCTGTCCACCGTCCGGTACATTAACATAATCTCCTTCCGTGAATTCAGTCATCGTTTGAACCTCCGTATACTGGCTCCATGCTCATCGTGCAATTCATATGATACGGTGCAGTCAACGGTAATGGGTCAAACCCATCATCGACCGATGCGTCCTTCGTCGCAATACGAAGTTGTTCTTGTAAATCATCCTCGAACAAGAACTCTTCTCCTTCGAGTGCACGACAGACCTCGTGAGAGTGATTGCCTTCCGGGAACCTGATTCCCACTATGTCCTCGTTCTGTTCGAAAAGACGCATCTTCGTCGACTCACGGGCCTCTCTACATTCCATTCGTGCAATCATCTTTGCTCTGTTGTGTATTGTAGAATCGCTGAACTCTTTCCGTACGCGTGTCCGTACGTCAGATAGACCCTCTTCGGTCGACTTCGCATGTCGCATCTGCACGCGCATCCGTCGAACCATGCCTTCGAGGAAATCTCGTACTGCATTCCTGATATTTCTCTCGAAATGGCTCTTGTCAGAATACCGAGACATCGACCCAGAACCTTCGTAGACCTTCTCGGCTTCTTCGAGAGACATCTCCACCGAGTCCTTCATCGCCTGCTGAAAGTCCTTGTCTTGTGTGTATCGCTCGATTGCGCGATTCGCGATACGACCGATGTCGAGGTCGCCTTCCATTCCTTCAAGAACGTCCTCACGAACACTGGTCGCAACATCGCTAACAGTTACAGCGAGTTCGACCTCATGGTTCGACGAATCGTAATGGGCCAATTCTGCAACATTCAGCTCCGCATCCCATACCGAGTTCTGTTCGAGGTCTCTTGGGTCGTACATGTCGTCAGATTGCTCTGTGCTCGATTCATTGCTTCCATCCGATGATTCCCCTTCGTCACCAGAAGAATAGTCCTTATCGAAGTCTAAGACCTCGTCGCCATCATCTTCCTGTGGGTCAGGGAGCGTCGGATTAATATCACGAACACCTTCGGTGTCACCCTTGCGCTTGCCCATATATCGAATGACCTGTTGATTCGTATTCGGTTCGATGTCAGGCTCTCCACGGTTACCGAAGTTTAGTTCGATATCTCGGGCAACTGTCTCGTCTACGCCGAACTCCATCGCCTTCTCTTGGAAGACCGTTCGACGCAATGGCTTCATCATGGTCATCGAGCTTCTGCTTGATACCATCAACTCTATCAGACACAGCCTCGATTCGAGACGTGCCGAACACTTCGCCAACGTCAGCATCTCGCGTCATCTTGACGATTTCATCACGAGTGAACGGTACCTTGTTCACACCCTCGCTCGTAATCTTGTCGTAATTGAAAACTGTGTTCCGAGTCTCGTAGATGTCCTGTAGATAGGCTGCAGCCCGCCCGTCCTCCGTCTCAGGAATATCCTCCCACTCAGGATTCTCGTTATCGTCAGGAGCGAGTAGAATCGCCTGATTCGGACGTGTGACTACTTCCATCGTCTCCGGGTTCACTAACTTCAATCCTGCCAGAACCTCGTCATCGTTCGTATCTGGAACCTTCTCGGTTAGTGAAGTCCCACGAACCTCGTTCTGAATGACCTTCTTCTTGGCAAGAATAGTGAAATCTTGATTGACCTCACCTTCGACAATGCCACAGGACTGGGCGAAATGACGCATCTTGCGCCGAAGCTCCTTATCATCTCGAACCTCCTCCGGATACGAGAAATAATATCCCTGCTCGATGACACGGGACGCAAATGACGTGATGGGCTTCCTGACGATAGGCGTCGTCTCGAATTGCCTCCAGTACTTCCGCATCTGGTCACGAGGCGGTTCCGTTCGGTCGAAGTCTGGCTGTTCAAATGTAAACGAAGTATCTGCAAATTGACTGTCTACAGACTTCGTATCAGGGTTCGGGTCGTGTGAGAGTTCGGCCCGTCTCTTACTGATTCCCTCACGAATCTTTCCAAGCCCGAACGCAGTCCGCGAATCATCACTCATTCGATACCACCATCGTTGTAGTCGTCGTATTTTTGTTACTGTGCATAATTATCACAAAGACCCTAAGTTAAAGGGCTTCATCGAACCTCTATCACTTCTTGCCATAGATTTTTGTGTCTTTGCCCATACAGCTAAACTCAGGGCGTCCGAGAAGTCGTCGTGTCCGTTGCTCGGATGTGAAATCTTCAACTTGCCCGTACTCGTAAACGACTTCTTCAAATCGAGACACTGCTTGACCATCCTGTTCTCAGGTTCATCCTTGTCAGAGATGAAGTAATACGAGATAGCGCCTTTCTGCAGTTCGTTCTTTAACGTATTGTACAGCGACTGCTTCGACTCGTTCGAGAACTTGAATCCCTGTACCTTTCGGCCAAGCGTCTCCTTCAATTGGTCCACAACACCTTGACCGAGCCCCGTCGAATCGATGAGAATCTTCGTGAAATCATAGGTATTGTCCAACTCAGTTACCTTGCCCATTGCCTCGGTCAAGGGTTTATCTTCCGTGTAATCAATGTTGAAAACATTACCGTCTTCATCGATGCAGACGTATACAGAGAGGTCGCCGCCAGTCGATGCAAGGTCGACTCCGAGATAACAGACATCACTTTCCTGATGTACTGGTTGATTCTTCGCAACGTTATTGTTGGTCAACTCCTCGTGTGTGAAGAACGCATCACTCGTCGACGAGAACTTGCCCAGAATCTCACGCTTGAACTGATTACGAGTAAGTGTTCGCTCCTGTTCCTTAATGAAAGATTCGTCAATAAGTGGATTCGCACTCGTCGGAACATTAATGCCAAACCACTCCGACGAATCATCCTCCATCGCATCTTGATACCTATTGTAAAGGTAGCCGTCCTTCCCGAACGGCGTCGAAAGTAGGACAAACGTACTATCCCCGACTGCCAGCATCGGCGACAGAACCTGCTGGAAGATATCGTCCTTGATGAACGCAGCCTCGTCAACTGTGAGCATATCAGCACCGTATCCACGAATGTTCGACCCGTCTCGTCCAACCGGCAACACCTTGATACGAGACCCGTTGGTGAAATTTATCTCAGTATTTGTGGAGTCACTAATTCCCCACGCCTCCTCCGAATACGCAGATTTTCGAACTTCCTTCTTGATTTGATTGAACAGTTCACTTGCCTGACGACGAGCCTTGGCCGTCACGATAATCTCGTGGTTCGAATTCGTGACCGCTGCGTGAAGTGCCATCCATCCGGCCATACGTGATTTGCCAACACGTCGACCACAGACAGCAACCTTCCTCGTCGAATCATGGTCCATGAACTCCGTCTGATAATCGAACGGCTCTACGCCAACGTATTCCTCGACGAAGTACGATGGCTCGTCTAAGAGACGGTCTGGGTCGATGTCGCTACTCATCGTTCTGTCTAAAATCCGTATCTGTCAAATCAAGGTCCTCGTCGAAATCAGCAGCGATATCTTCAGGGTACTCACCTGCGTTGATAGCCCCATCCATAAGATACGCATACGATGGCTTCAGGATAAACACCATTTGCTCATCATACGACCGTTCCGCATAGGAATCGCGGAACCACTCTTCAGGAACACCGATAACGTCCTTCGGGATGCTATACTCACACGATGTAGTGAAATATGGAGACCCATCCATATCCAACCTGAACATCGGCTCCGAACTCGTCTCACTATAATACTCACGGTTGATGAACTCGAAAAACTCGCAGGAGACAGCCGGTCCCTGCTGATAGGGTTCAACCTGCATCGATGCACTGTAGTATCCAGACGAAAAACTTTCGATGTTCATTATTCCTCCTCTCGAGACTCTCGCATCTTAGCTAACTCACTCGCGATATCCTTATCAGCTTCTGCCTGTTGCGAATCAGGGTCATCGAGACAGCCTAACTCCTTGAGACTGCGTATCATTCCTTTCTGGAGCCTATCGTATGCGACATTAACGACGTTCTCTTCATCGACCTTGATAGGCTTGCCGTCATCAGTATAGCCAACAGTCTTGTCTCGATGAACGACACCAACTTCGTCGATGTACTCGTTCGCATTTTGCATCTTATGCATATCAATAGCAACGTTTCGGAGCATCTGGAACTTGGCGAAGTTATCTGCTCCAAACGGTGCATCGTCAAGAAGCGACTCGATGACTGCGTCAATCCACTGTTGCTCCTTGTACGAACGGTTCTCGTAATAGTTCTGTCTATCTGCCTTCAGACCGTGCTTCTCTGCATTGTTGTTGCCCTCAGGAGGACCATTGTCTGCCACGCCTCCGTGAAGATAACACCTTTCTGCATCTGGATTATCACACTTGTATCCCTCGATATTCATACAGTACCCTTC